GAACTGGTGGCGATTTCGCTAACAAGCTTGTTGCTTCTACAGACCAGTGGGCAGCTATCGCAGGATACGCAGACACAACAGGTCGCGCACTTTACTCAGCACAAGGCGCAACATACAACGCATCAGGTGTAGCAGTTGCTTCGTCTGTTCGCGGTAATGTTCTTGGAACTGACTTGATCGTAGATCACAACATCTCAGCTTCAGGCATCTCAGACGATTCAGCGTTCTTGATCGCTCCATCATCTGTCTATGCGTGGGAGTCTCCAACAACTCAGCTTCGTGTCAATGTTTTGACATCTGGCGAGATCGAGATCAACCTTTACGGATACTTGGCACTTTATGTTGCTAAGTCAGGTAAGGGCGTGCGCCGCTTCGCAGTAGCGTAATAACTAGCAACTAAGTCGCTCTGAGGGGTAGTAGCCCTCTACCCCTCAGAGTCTTTAGAAAGGATAAGCATGTCACTCGTAACAGTCGCAGAACTCCGTTCAACCCTCGGAGTCGGTACGCTGTACCCTGACGCTACCCTTCAAGAAGTCTGTGATGCCTCAGATGCAGTTTTGCTGCCAATGCTCTGGGTTAATAACACTTTCAACATTTCACATAGCAACACAGCCACAACAGGCACACTTTACTTTCAAGACAAAGTAGAGAAAGTCTTTTATGTGGGTCAGACAGTAACTATTGCTGGCAATGGCTCAAAGCACAACGGATCTAAGACTCTCACTGGAGTGGGCGATTACTCAATCACTTACGCAATCACAGGCAATAACAACACTCCAGCAGTAGAGCATCCAGTACAACCTTTTGGCACAGTAACAGCAGACACTTATGTGGACTGGTCTGCCGATGCAGCAATTCAGAACGCAGCTTTGATGATCGCTGTTGAAATCTGGCAAGCGCGTACAGCCACCCTTTCAGGCAGTAACGCTGTAGATTTCCAGCCCTCACCTTACCGAATGAGCGCACAGCTACTCGCTAAGGTCAGAGGATTGATCGCTCACGCGCTGAGCCCTAACTCTATGGTGGGGTAATGACCGCACCTATAACCACCCTTCGCACGACACTTGCCACAGCACTTGTGGACAATTCCAAGTGGCAGACCTTTGCATTTCCACCTGCAACAGTCCTTGCTAACTCTGTGATCGTGTCTCCAGATGATCCTTATCTAACACCTAACAACAACAGCCAGATTTCTATCAGCCCGATGGCTAACTTCAAGATCGTAATGACAGTTCCACTTTTTGACAATGAGGGAAACCTTAACGGCATTGAAGATACTGTCGTTGGCGTGTTCGCTAAGTTAGGTGCATCATCTCTGGTCTATAATGTAAGCGCAATCAGCGCGCCTAGTATTCTCAACGCTGCTTCGGGTGACCTACTCAGCTGTGAGATGTCGGTATCAATCCTAACGAGTTGGAGCTAAGCATGACCGAGTGGGAAAAAGAGCAGGAAGCTTTCTTGATCAAGATCGGTCAAGCTAAGCCAGTAACACCTAAGCCAGTAACCAAGAAAGACGAGGAATAATCCAATGGCTGTATTTCTAAACAATGGTGTGTCTTTGACAGTCAATTCTGTCGATCTTTCAGACCATGTAACAGCAGTAACAATCAACCGCACATTTGATGAACTAGAAGTAACAGCGATGGGTGATTCAGGTCACAAGTTCGTTAAGGGTCTAGAAGCATCATCAATCACAATCGACTTCCTAAATGACACAGCAACAGGCGAAGTCCTACAGACTCTCAACTCAGCTTGGGGAACATCTGTGACTGTAGTAGTGAAGCAGAGTTCAGGTGCAGTAGCAGCTGACAACCCTTCCTACACAATGACTTGCTTGATCAACAACACAACACCAATTAACGGTTCTGTTGCGGATCTTTCAACTCAGTCAGTAACATGGAATGTGAACGGCACAATCGCAGTAGCATCTGCATAATTAACTAACAAAGGGGCAAAACCATGGCAAAACTAAAGATCGTTCGTAATGATGGAAGCGTACTAGAGGGCGAGATCACTCCAGCAGTGGAGTATGCGTTCGAGCAGTACGCTAAAAAGGGCTTCCATAAGGCGTTTCGCGATGAAGAAAAGCAGAGCGATGTCTATTGGTTAGCATGGGAAATAACACGCAGGTCAGGTGAGTCTGTTAAGCCTTTCGGGATGGATTTCATTGAGACACTCAAAAGTGTCGAGGTGCTTGATTCAGACCCTTTAGCTTAAAGCGGGATCTCCCATTCACCTACCTAATTGCTCGCTTGAGCATTAGGTTAGGGATTCCGCCACAAGCATTACTAGATCTAGATAAGACAATGCTCGATGCACTTGTGCAAGGGCTCAAAGACGAAGCGAAGGAGACCAGCGATGCCAGTAGAGTTCGCAGGCGTTAATAACCTTCGCAAGGCTCTAAAAGATTATGCTCCAGATTTAGACAAAGCTCTGAAGAAGGAATTGGCAGGATTGGCGAAGCCTGTGGTTACCAAGGCTAGAGGCTACGCCCCTGCTACTCCACCTTTGAGCAACTGGGGTCGTGAGGGCGGTCGGTTCCCTAACTACAATGGTGCAGCAGTTAAAGCTGGTATCAGTTTTAGCACAGCCAAATCTAAGAAGAACAATCGTGGCTTTTCATCCAGCGTTCGCATTGTCAATAGAACAGCTGCAGGTGCTATCTATGAGACAGCAGGGCGCAAGAACCCATTTGGTCAGCCATGGGTAGGACCAGCAGGTCCAGCAGGTAAAAAGTATTCGCACTCCCGCAACAAGTATGCAGGGCGTGACTTCATTGCTGCCATGGGTGGCGAGATGAAGGGTAAGGGTCAAGACAAAGGTCGCCTTATCTATCGTGCTTGGGAAGAAGATCAAGGCAAGACTCAGGATGCAATGATCAAGGCAGTCCTTAGAGCAGATGCAGAGTTCCAGAAGAAGACTGGTGGCTTGGTTTCAACTGGCGTTAGGAAGGTTGCATAATGGCTCAGTCCAACATTGACATTAAGATTATTGCCGAGTTCTTAGGCAAGAACGCATTTAAGCAAGCAGATACAGCAGCCACTAAACTCAACAAGACAGTCAAGACTTTAGGCTCATCTTTTGGCGTAGCATTTGGCGGAGCTGCTTTAGGTTATGCAGTCAAGTCCACAATCAAAGATTTCGCAGACGCACAGCGCGAGACAGTCAATCTCACTAATACAGTTAAAAACCTTGGTCTTGCCTTTGATGCTCCGCAATTAACTGCCTATGTAGATCAGATTGGCAGACTGTACGGAGTTACAGGCGATCAGGCAGTTCCAGCAATGCAAGCACTTCTATCTGTTACTGGTTCTGTTTCCAAGTCCACAGAGATTATGAACACAGCTCTGGACCTTGCCGCTTCTCGTTCGGCTAATGTCGCAGATGTAGCGCAGGATCTTGCTAATGCCTATGTGGGAAACACAAAGGGTCTTAACCAGTATCGCTTAGGTTTAACAAAGGCAGAACTATCAGCTTCGACATTCGAAGAAATCATGGCTGTCATCGGCAAGCAAACACTTGGCGCAGCCGATGAAGCAGCGCAAAGCCTTAGCGGTCAATTAGCCATCTTGTCAGAAACAGCCAACCAAGCTAGAGAGCGCATTGGTGGCGGTCTTGTTCAAGCCCTTGGCGGCTTCTCTGGTCCAAATGGTGCAGGTGGCGCAGCGCAGACTATTGAAAACCTATCAATCAAACTCACTAATGCAATTACTGGTTTTGGTTATTTGGTTCAAGAAGTTAAGATTGCACAGCCAATCCTAGTTGCAGCCGGTGTAGCAATTGGTCTTGCTTGGGCCCCATGGTTCACAGCTCTTAGCGTTGCAGCCCTAGCTATCGGTGCTATTGGTAATGCGATGCAGAAGAACAAGCCACAGATTGCCCTCAACACAGGGCCTTTAATGTTTCCTACTGCTGGAGATGGTGGTTACAAAGAGCGTGAGGCTGCCCGTAAGAAGGCAGAAAACGAAGCGATTGCTCGTAACAAACAACTAGCTAAACTTATTAAAGATCAGGCTAAATCTGCCGCTGAAGCTGTCAAGCAGAAGCGTATTCAGAACCTTATCGACAAAGCCAATGTTTTGCTTGGTAAGAGCGAAGAAATCTTTGACCTTGACAAGATTCAGGTTGCAGCAGCTTTAACTAATCAGGCTGAGCAACTAGGTAAGGCAACAACGGACACACAACGCCTACAGATTGCTAATGACACTGCTCGCCTTAATGTAAAGCGTTCAATTCTAGAACTAGAAGATGCTATTGCCGCTAAAGATGAGAAGGCGATCATCAATGCAACAACTAAGCTCAATGCAGACCTTAAGGTACTCAATGCTCTAACTGGCCAGAACGCTACGATGCTAAGCATCGAGTCAATTCTTAACAGTCTCAAGCCAGTTGATCTAATCAATCAAGCAAATCTAGATGTTGCTCTGAAGAAGATCCAAGACATGATTGACTTGCTAGCCAAAGCACAGGCTGGCTCTAAATCACCTGTACCAACGAGCGCATCTTTAGGCTCTGGCATCCCAGTCGGTGACTTTATTGCGCCTATCTCTAAAGAGGTGGCAGCAGCAGGATCAGTCGCAGCGATCCTTGAATACGCGGATGCAGCGGCAGCTCGCGCTAATGCTTTTGCAGATTTGCTAGACATGGACACAGCAGCTAAGACTCAGGCTCTACAGTCGAGCTCTTTATGGGATACCTCAGGCGCGTTGCAATCATTCCGTCAAAGAGAATCTGCTATTTACAATGTCACAATCCAAGCCAACACCATTGCTAATCCTGACGAGCTTGTGAACCTAGTTCAAGACTCACTCATCAAGTTAAATCGCAGAGGCGATAGTCTCGTACAGGCTGGATCATTGTGACCAGACCAGTCATCAATGTAGTCATTGACTTCTCCACAGGGGCTTCATTCGGCTATCCGTTTATTCTTGACTCATCAGTCCTAGATGGTGCTGATGTCCTCTCAGATAGCCCTGCAAGCCTCGTAGTGGATGTCTCTAGCCTTATTGACTCAGTGCAGACTAACCGAGGCAGACAAATCTCAGCAGAAGTCTTTCAGACTGGCACAGCTTCTATCCGAGTGCTTGACCAGAATGGTGACTTTAACCCACAGAATACTGCCAGCCCTTATTACACCTATTTAAGCCCCATGCGCAAGATGACTATTACTGCCACTTATAGCGGCACTACCTACCCGATCTTTGCTGGCTACATCACAGGCTATAGCACTTCAACACCTAAGTTTAACGGTGACATCGTTTACACGACAATTACAGCAGTCGATGGTTTCCGTCTGTTCCAAAACGCTCAATTCTTTGGAGTAACTGGGGCTACAGCAGGTGAGACCACAGGCTCACGCATTGGCAAGATCCTAGACACTATTGGCTGGCCTGAAGCTTTACGCGACATTGATACAGGCTTAACCACAGTCCAATCAGACCCAGCCACACAGCGCACAGCCCTTCAAGCCTTACAAACTGTTGCTACTACTGAGTACGGTGCAATCTACATGGATGCCACAGGTCGCTGTGCTTTCCAAGACCGCAATGTAACTGTTGGCTCCGTAGCAGGTGCGCCTATCATCTTTAACGACAACGGCACAGGCATTGGCTATTTTGATGTCAAATGGGTGTTTGACGATACCCAAATCTACAACCTTGCAACCATCACACGCACAGGCGGCACAGTCCAGACTGCCAGCGATGCTGCCTCTATTGCTAAATACTTTACCCACAGCTATAACCAAGCAGGTCTTCTTATGGAGACCGATGCTGAGGCTCTGGACTATGCAGAGGCTTTCATTGCATCTCGTAAAGAGACCTCAACCCGCGTGGATGAGCTAACCCTAGATCTACAGCAGGATGACTATAACGCTGGCACTATCGCAGCCCTGACAATGGACTTCTTTACCCCTGTAAGTATCACCACGACCCAGCCTAATAGCACCACGCTATCTAAGACAGTGCAGGTCTTTAATGTTGCCCACTCAATCACACCTAATTCGTGGAAAGTGCGCTACGGCACAGCAGAACCGATCATTGATGGATTCATCCTTGACTCGACATTATACGGTATTCTAGACACTAGCGTTTTCAGTTACTAAGGAGCATCATGGCAACAGGTTTCCCATTTAGCACAGGTCAGGTCTTGGCAGCAAGCCAGATGAACGGACTCACATCCTTCACTGTTGGCACAGCTAACACCTCTGACTACACAGCGGTATCTGCTGACCAGTACCAAGTGCTAGAGATCATGAACAAGGCAACAGCGATTGCCTTTAAGATCCCTACTAACGCTTCTGTGGCTTTCCCTATTGGCACTGTCCTTACAGTCCTTAACATTGGTGCAGGTGTCTGCACAATCTCAGCTGTAACATCTGGCACTACTACAGTGCTATCAGGTGGCGCAGTAGCAGCAGCACCTACCCTTGCTCAATACAAGTCAGCAGCTTGCATTAAGACTGGCACAGACACATGGTATGTGGTGGGTGGAATTGCTTAATTCATTCGTATCTGTCTTAGACAGTGGTGGCGCAGGTGGCGGTGCGGGCTCTTTTGAGTCCATCGCTACTTTAACTGCTTCAGGTGGAGAAACTTCCCTAACATTCTCCAGCATCCCTAGCACTTATAAATCACTACAGATTAGAGGCATCTCTCGCAGAAATGCGACAGGTGAACTGTCTCCAAGTATTAGACTTAACTCTGACACAGGTGCAAATTACACTTTGCACTATCTAAGAGGTAACGGATCAGCCGTTTCTGCTGCTGGTTTTACTGGTCAAACACAGGCACAGATCAGCCAATCAGTTGCGTCTAGCAGTGTTACATCTGACATCTTTGGCGTGTTGATTACCGACATTATTGACTATGCAAGCACTACAAAGAATAAAACTATCCGCACATTTGAGGGATCAGATGCTAACGGCTCAGGTTATGTTGGACTGTATTCTAATCTTTGGGCTTCAACTTCTGCTGTTACTTCTGTGCAGATGTATTTCCAAGGTGACACCATAGCGGCAGGAACCACTTTCGCACTATACGGAATCAAGGGAGCGTAAATGCCAATAACATATGAGCCAATCGCTACCACGACTTTAGGTAGTGCAGCAGCTACTATTACTTTTAGTAGCATCCCTGCTACTTATACTGATCTTAAATTGATTTTAGTCGCAACTGCTTCAACTGCTGCGCCAGATGCTATTATCAGATTTAACAATGATACTGGCACAAACTACAGCCGAACGAATTTAATTGGAACAGGGTCAAGTGTTATCAGCAATCGTTTTACATCTACTGCCAATCTTGAGTTAGATTATACAGGTATCTCTACAACTATCCCATCACTTTATGAGATAGACATTTTTAGTTATGCTGGATCTACATTTAAGACTCTTCTATGTCGTACCGCTGAAGATAGAAATGGGTCAGGAGATGTTTTCGCTAATGTAGGTTTATGGCGTTCAACTGCTGCTATTACTAGCATCAAACTAGAGTTAAGCGCGTATAACTACGCTACTGGCACAACCGCGACTCTGTATGGGATCAAAAATGCCTAGTACCTACACACTCATCTCATCCAATGTCCTTAGTACTACTGCCGCATCTGTTACCTTTTCTGCTATTC